CGATGACTCCACTTGTGGAGGAACTCCAATCCCCGATTGGTGATGCCGACTTATTGCGATCTTCGCGCGATCACTTCTCGGTTCCAGCCAACACAACCAATCAGTTCCTAGAAAATCTCAGGAACTCAATCTCACATGTGTTGAAGATTAAGAACCAAGAAGACGCCCATCTCGCGCTTGCGAAGTTCTTTGAAAACCACCCAGGAAATTGCCTTAGTCTTAAGGATCTTGCAGTGGTCGGCCTCAACCCAGGTTTTGATGACCTTGAGGCCTTCAACCCTTCGCCAGCCCCCACCGGATTGATTCACCACGCCAAGAGATGGTTCTCTGGCATCCCACGCATCACTCACCCATTAATGACCCGCCCGGGGTATCCAAGGCTTTTAGTTTTGGGAACAACTCCCGAGGGTTACATTTGTGAAACTTCTCCCATTACTGCCGCATATGGGAGAGCGCTGGTTAAGATTCTTGAGTCGTCCGTTTCACGTGCCCTTGCACATTGGCTCTTCAGAAGACCCCCAATGGTGATTGTCCCTGATATTCATCTTGGATATAGTTACAGATACCCCCCGTCTTTTGACCTCATTTATAACACAAAATGTTATGATGAGATTCGTGCCAGTTACCGTGTTCAAGGCAAACTTGCTGATATGAAGGCATTTCGCACAGGTTTCATCCAACCATTTGACCAGTCCCCAGACCCCCCAAATGATCAAAGCAGTGAAGGTTCAGACTCCACGTCTGAAGCCTCTTCAGAAAATTCAAATGACGATGAAGGCAAGCCATGGTGGAACAAGCATTTTGAGACCATGACAAAGATTAAGAATAAAGGACTCAAATCCTTTATGTCCAAAGCTTTTCTCCTCCAAGTGTTTAACACCTTGATTTACCCCATCCTCATTTCCCAAGAATTTGCGCTTTGCCTTGTGATTCTTGCCTGCCTATTATTCATCACATTTTGGCCAAAGAAGAAAACCCCTCAAGGGTTTTTTGCCCGCACACCAACTGTGGTGAGTGAAGCTGCCTCCATTCTCACAAAAACGTTTGCTGCCTTATCTGCCCTAACCCTGTTCGGAGAATCCTTGAAAAAGGCGAAAGAAATTTCCCATCTTTTCAGGCCCAGTCGCGCAGAAAGGTTTGACATTTGGCTCCAGGTCTTGACCACCTGTGAACCTGAAATGTCAATTGAAGATAAACACACCAATGCCCTCCATCTTGCAGATGCTCTTACTGATGATCAAATCACGAACAGCCTGCAACATAAACAGTTACAACCCAACCTCATTGACGAGTACAAGGCCCGACAGCCCAAACTTGACAAAATAGCCGCCGCTACTGGAGTTGGAATAATCGGACTTGCATTGATTTTTATGGTTTACTGGGTCATAATCGTCATCCGACAATGGTTTCTTGGGCCACTCACTCTGCAAGAGTGGGAGGAACTTGATTTACTCCAACGTCGTGGATATTTGACCAGGCATGGTTTACCTCCTGTTCCACCTCACGTTCTGAAGAAAATGGCTGAACAATACCCCCGTTCTAAACCTGAGGGAGGAAAGAAGAGAGCCCGTGTCCATAAGAAAGCCAGTTTATCTGTTAAGGTTCGCAAACCTAAGCAAAGTGGGAAGAAAATGGTTTGGATTTATGACCTCGAAGCCGGAGCATGGGAGGGAGTAGCCGAAGATCAGCTTGATCAACTTTATTCATCGAATAATTATGCTTATGCTGATGAGTACCGCTCATACCTCCTCCAAAATGCTGACCGCTTTGATCTGACTCAAGAGCAGTATGAAGAACTCATGTCAAATGCCTTTGACCCGAATGACTGGTTTAAGCTGACAACTATTGAGTATATTGACTCGGAAGATGAAGAAGAGGTTGAAGACGAAAACGACTTTTATGTTGAGTTACGCAAAGACCCCCGTCTCAAGAACAAGACTGATGAAGAACTTGAAGATCATGATGATAAGATGAGGTCTAGCTCAACATATAGAAATCGTTGGAACGCTGCCGCTGAAGGTAAGCCCGCACAGGTTGAAAACAAATCAAAACATGTTAAAAAACTTATTCCTGTACAAGAGGCAAAACCCCAACAAGCCCCAGCCGTCTTAATCCAGCAACCACCAACAGAACCCCCAAAGACCAAGGATAAAGTAAAGACTCAGAGCAAACAAGACCTGTTTGACAGAGTTTATGAATCCGTCACCAAATTTGCCCGCAAGGGAAAGAAAGGTGAGGGTAGTGTCCCTGGCAATGTTGGCCGCGTTGATTTAGCCATTACAGAGTTTGTTACCGCCATCCCCTCCCCTGATGGGAAGGGTTATTCACATGGTGCATGCATTGGTGACATTTTCATTACCTCTAAGCATGTTTTCGCCCAACTTGGGATCAATGATGCAACCCGTTTTGAAACATCACCCATTATTCCACTCCAGGAACATGGGAATGATTACCTTTGTTGGATTCTCAAGAATGACAAGAGAATTCGTGACCATACGAAGAAAAGCGTTAATTACTCTGAAACCCACAAGGTTGGAAGCCCCATTTACATTGTTGCCAAGGAAAATGGCCAATGGTTTTCCTCCACCGGAACACTCAAGAACACCAGCGGTGCTCATGATGCATACACCCGTGAAGGATATTGCGCTACACCCGTTTTTCAAGACGGGCGCGTCATTGGTTTCCATGTGGCAACCGATGGTTCTTCCAATTACTGCTTGCTGATCACCCCACGTCTGAGTGAGGAGATCAAAACCACCCTCTCCAAAAAGAAAGGTCAGGGTTTTCCGAGGGCCGGGGCCCAATGACCATGTTCGCATGGCCATTTGGGACTGAACCCGGCGTTTCATTAAGAACACCTGATATACAAGAGAGAGGCCCGCTCAAGGTTATGCAAAACTTCAAATCAATTGAAGTTCTTGGGCGGGCTCCCCATTTCCAGAAGAATCCCTCTGGGTTCCACATTGACTCGGAACTTAGAGATCTCTTCGAGGATGTTTACACACACAAGTACACCACCCCCTCCTTTACTTCCCATGATCACTGGAAGGCTATTTCTCGTTATGAGCAGTATGCCGTCCTGCCAGATAAACACACCCTAGAGCGTGCCAAGAATTGGGTAATAACCATTCTTAGGCCTCATATTTGGGGTTATCGTGTTGCCTCGCATGAAGAGGTCTTGGCAAATTGGGACATGTCCACTTCCACCGGTTATCCTTATAGTGAGGTCTACCCAACAAAGGGTGGACTTCGTGATGCCATAGGTCTAGATTGGCTTCGTGCCTCTTGGGCCGAGTGGTGCTCACAACCATACAAGGGAATGTGGAAGCAATTCCTCAAGGAGGAACTCCGCAAGGAGAACAAAGATACACGTGGTGTTGTGTGTGCACCTCTAGACACAAACTATAATTCGTCTCGCCTTTTTCTTAATTTTAATAAGCTTTTTTACGAGGCGTACCTCAAGATCCCATCCGCAGTTGGAATTTCCCGGGATGGACTTGATTGGAACAGATTATATCGATTGTTGGCTCAACATGAAAAGGGCTTCTCCATAGATTTCAAGCAGTTTGATTCAAAAATGACTGCTGATCTTTTGAGAGCCATTCGTGATGTCCGAAAGACTTTGTTGCA